GCTTAATGCTGCATACCAACAAAGAAATACTAATAAAGAATTTAAAAAGAAAGTTAGTTTTGCCCCAAGCACAGTTGGATATGGTCATGGAACTTGTGCAAGATATTGGTGGATAGCATTTAATGGCGCAGAGTTCACAGAAAATATTCCTGCCGCCAATATTGCATCAATGAAATCAGGTACCGATGCTCATGAAAGAATAGAAGAATTAGTTAAATCAACTGGGCTATTAAAGGAGAATGAAAGAGAAATAAAGAACTCTAATCCACCCATTCGTGGATTTGCCGACCTAGTTTTGGAGATAGACGATGAAGAAATTATCGGTGAGATCAAAACAATTAAAGACCAATACTTCATTCAAAGAAAGGGCGAGGGAGTACCTTCTCCAAGTCATCTTCTTCAATTACTAATTTATATGAAGATTGAGGGGGCAGATGAGGGATTTGTCCTGTATGAGAATAAAAATGATAATGAACTACTATGTATTCCAATTAAGATGACTGAAAAGAATAATGAGTACATAGAGTATGTCTTTGATTGGATGAAAAAAGTGTATGACATGTACGACAAGAATGTCATTCCAAAAAGAGGATATACAAAATCTACCTGGACCTGTAAAGGTTGCCCCGTATCTGACTCCTGCATTGAAAAAGAAGATGGCGTAGAAAAGGTGCCTAATCTTAAAGTTGGGGTAGAATGAAAAATTGTATAAATTGCGGCACCACATTTGAGTCAAATAAAAAAAATCAAAAATACTGTACGCCTTCCTGCTGTAGGCTAGCAACTAACAAAAAAATAATGGAAAAGTATTATGAGAATAAAAAAAGACTAAATGGGGAAAAAAGATACTGCAACTGTGGTCAACTGCTCAGTAGATATAATGAAAATATAGTATGCTACCAATGCGAGTTGAAGGAAAAAGAAAATAGTAGAGAGAATATATTAGAGGTTATTGCCAATGTCGTTAAAAAAACTAATAAAACAAAACGCTAAAACAGTTATGGGTGTTGACTCATCTACTAATTCATTTGCTTTTTGTGTTATCGGGGAAGAGCCAATAAAATGGGGCAAGATAGTTTTTAATGGAAATAATATATACGAAAAGGTAATAGACTGCAGAAACAAAATACAGTTTATTAAAAACGAGGTTAACCCAGACTACATCTGTATTGAGTCGGCTATCATGGTCCGCTCGCAGGCGGTAGCGATACATATGGCAATGATTGTTGGAGTTTTAATTTCAGAACTTGCAGATGAGCCTGGTAGAATTATTACAGTCCCACCATCTTCATGGCAGAATTACATTGGAAATAAAAATCTTACTAAGCAAGAGAAGGCCGACATAAAAATAGAACACCCTGGTAAAACAGAAACATGGTATAGAAATTATTCAAGAAACCTAAGAAAACAAAGAACCTTGGACTACTTTAATAATAAGTTTGAAATAAAGTTAGACGACCATGATGTTGGCGACTCATTTGGACTAGCGTACTACGCCCGTATGAATTTGGTGAACCGTGGCTAAACTATACGAAAGCAAAGCATTTTTGTCAAAAAGATACGTTATAGAAAAGAAAAGTTTAGAAGAGATAGCAAAAGAGTGTGGCGTGAGCCATCAAACTATTTATAGATATCTAGTAAAGTTTGGTTTGATAAGAGATCAGAGGAAGTTAAAAAGATGATTGAAAAAGATTTTGATGAGATGTTCAGGACCACGAATCCTGATGCGGTTTTTAATCCTATTAATAATACAGAAAAGGCGATACTTGATGAGTGTAATAGAATTGCCAATCTTCTGATAGAAAAGAATCGTGCGTATGGAAACTCCGCGCTTGAACCAGCAAGGATATTCTCTTCCTCAAATAATGTTGAACAACTAAATGTAAGAATTGATGATAAATTATCAAGAAGGATGCTCGGAGGAGAATATAAGGGTGACAATGATCTTGACGATCTAATAGGTTATCTGCTATTATTAAGTATTGCAAAGAAGGAGACATGGAAGTAATGCCTCTATACACATATACATGCATTGAGTGCGAAGATTCAACTGAACTTATGCTAAAAATCGATGAAAGGGACAACGCCATTTGTCCAAACTGTGGCATTAGACTTATTAGGAATATAGATAGGCCAGGATTAGTTTGGGCACCAACTCGCGGTGGTAGTGGTTTCGCTACCTGATAGGAGATAGCATGTCTAGAAAAAAGAAAACTGAGTCTACAGAAAAGCCTAGGTACTATGGAGTTAATCCAGATATATCTATTTTCTATGAACTAAAGTTTGGCAATAAAACAATTGAGCCAGGAGATACGCTTAAGTTTAAAGATGCTCGCGGCACATTTAGATTTATTCAGTTGGCTCATAATGTTAAAAAAGATGTTACCTGGATTGACTGCTATAGTCCTACTACTGGAGAGTACCGCTCATTCTATGTAGATAGATTGAAGGGTGTAGTTCATGCTAAGAAAAGTATCAGGAAGAAGATGAATGTCTGAGATAGAACTTGCCGATAGGTGGGAAAAAATTAATAAGGTCGTAGACCTATTCTTAAAGGGAACGACTAACCCAAATCAAATTGCTAAAATAACTGGTTTTAAAAGGTTAGACGTACAAGACTACTTAAATGAGTGGCGATCAGTTATTCAAAGCGACAGACAGATTCAGATGAGAGCAAGGGAGGCTCTTGCAGGAGCAGATAAACATTATTCCATGCTAATTGAAGAAGGCTGGGACGTTATCAACCAGTCTGGCACCCAGGGAGATCTATCTAAAAAAACTGCGGGTATTAAACTTGTAGCAGATATTCAGCAAAAACAGATAGATATGCTTCAGAAGGCTGGCCTAATTGAGGATAGTGAGGTCGCTGAACAGATAATAGAAGCAGAACGTAAACAGGAAATCCTTGTAAAAATTCTAAAAGAAGTAGTATCAGATTGCAGCCATTGTAAGAAGGAAGTGTTCACCAGACTAGAGCAAGTTACTGGAAAGGCAGAGGGCTTCTGATGTTTGATGATTTTTTGTCGGCGTTAGAAGACGATGAGTTTGAAGAGTATCCTGTGCCCGTTGAAGAGTTTGTTACAAGCGAAAAGTATCTAAAACTTCCACCACTTTCATCATATCAATATCAGTCAATCAGGGCCATGACTCAAATTTATAAGAAAGAAACTTTAATAAAAATTCTTGGAGAAGAAGAGGGTAATAGAAGATACCGTCAAACCTGCAATGAAGTTATTTTACAACTTGGAAAGGGTAGCGGTAAAGACTATCTATCTACTATATCCGTGACTTATCTTGTATATTTATTGCTTTGCCTTAAAGATCCTGCAAAATATTTTGGCAAGCCACCAGGAGACTCAATAGATATTATTAATATCGCCATCAACTCTGAGCAGGCAAAAAATGTATTCTTCAAAGGGTTTCGTAAAAGAATTGAAGACTCTCCATGGTTCGTAGGAAAATATAACATTACAGCACAAAGTGTTTCGTTTGACAAATCAATTACATGCCACTCTGGTCACTCAGAAAGAGAATCTTGGGAGGGATACAACGTTATATGTGTCATTCTTGACGAGATATCTGGATTTAGCACAGTATCGACAAGTGGAAATGAGCAATCTAAGACGGGTCAAGCGATCTATGATATGTATAGAGCCTCCGTAGATTCACGATTTCCAGATTTTGGAAAAGTTATTCTTCTATCATTCCCCAGATATAAGAATGACTTTATTCAGCAGCGCTATGAATCGGTAATTGCGGACAAAGACATTGAGATAAAAACCCACACCTTTAAACTAGATGATGAACTAGAAGGGGTTCCAGAGAATGAGTTCACCATTGAGTGGGAGGAAGATAATATTAATGCCTATAGATATCCAAAGGTTTTTGCCCTACGCCGACCGACATGGGAAGTGAATCCAACAAGATCTATAGATGACTTTAAGATTGCATTTTTTAACAACCCTGTAGATGCTCTTGGAAGATTCGCTTGTATGCCAGCAGATGCAGTAGATGCGTTCTTTAAGTCCCGTGAAAAAATTACCACTTGCTTTGCCCAACCTTTAAATGGGGTGGACGATGACGGAAGATTCAGAGACTGGTTTATTCCTCAAGAAGGTAAAGAGTACTATATACACGTTGACTTAGCCCAAAAACATGACCATTGTGCTGTTTCTATGTCTCATGTAGATAGGTGGGTACAACTAAAAAGTTTCTTAAACCATAATGTTGTAAGCCCCGTAGTTGTTGTAGACTGTGTTAGATGGTGGACACCGACCTCAGATAAATCCGTAGACTTTTCTGAAGTAAAACAATTTATTGTTGACCTAAGATCAAGGGGATTTAATATCAAGAAAGTAACGTTTGACAGATGGAATTCTCATGACATTATGGCAGAGTTAAGAATGATTGGAATAGAAACAGAAACTCTATCCGTTGCCAAAAAACATTACGATGATATGGCCATGCTCGTCGGTGAAGAAAGAATTGTTGGTCCTTCCATACCCCTGCTGATAGAGGAACTGTTGCAACTAAGAATTATTCGTGATAAAGTAGATCACCCTAGAAAGGGAAGTAAAGACTTGTCAGATGCGGTGTGTGGGTCAATCTATGATGCTATCGCTAACACTAAAAAACAATCTCAAGAAGTTGAGATAGAGGTTCATACATATAAACAGTTTATAAGAGATAGGCGAAAAGAGGAGGCGGAAAAGAATGTTATTAAGCCACCTAAGAACGATGAGATAAATGATTGGTCAATCGGTCTCGTTTAAGGATTTCTATGGATATGAATGAAGACATTTTAAAGTTGTTTGTTGAAGCAGGATATGTAGAGGTGGCAGGATATAATGCTGCTGGAGATCCCATATATAAGTTGACAAAGTTGTTCTATGATGAACAAAAAGAGTTGGCTCAATGGATGAAAGAGCAAGACTCAGATATCATGAATAGCCTGTGGTTTAAGGGATTCATTGATTTAATGATGGACAGCGAGGGCAAGTATCATATATACTTAAACGAAAGGTCCGACACCTGGGTAAGATCAGATGATCTGACAGAAGATGAAAAGTCAATGATGTACCTTATTTATAGCACAGGAGCATATTCTAATGAAGAGTCATAACGTTATTGATTACTACAAGGAGTGGGAGACAGAGCAGGTTAAGGCAGATCTAGATACCCGCCGTCTTCCCTTTGTCGTAGGTTTTGAGAATGTTACTGGAGATTTTAATAAGGCCTCTGGGATTAGGAATAGTAATGCTTTTATGGCAAAAGAGTCTTGGATCATTGGTAATAAAAAATGGGATCGTCGCGGTGCGGTAGGAACACATAACTATATTCACCTTAAGTATGCACCTTCACTAGATCATATTTATCTTAACGAACCTCATATTAGAGATATGCGTTGGGTCGCAGTAGACAATGTTCCAGGTGCTATTCCTGTTACGGAATATGAATGGCAGCCAAATACATTTATGATTTTTGGAGAAGAGGCGCGAGGGGTAAGTCCTATGGGCCTTGGTATGGCTGATGATGTTGTAATGATTCCACAACTTGGTAGTGTAAGAAGCCTTAATGTTAGTGTCGCTAGCGGTATTATGATGTACGACTATGCGACTAAACTTGGAATGCTATAATACTATGGAATGTAGTTTCTGTGGAGATCCAGCAGAATGGGTTGGAGAAAGAAATGAAACCAGGATGCATACCTGCCAGAAACATTTTCATGCATATTATATAAGTTTTTGGAGATGGGAGAAATACAATGGCAGAGACATTTAAGCCCACAGATTCTATGGCTGCGGCAGCACGGCGCGCCTTGAAGTGGAAAGAAGAGGGTAAAGCCAAAGGTGCTGGAACCTCTGTTGGATGGACCAGGGCAAATCAACTTTCTAATAAAGAAAATCTAACTTTAGATACAGTAAAGAGAATGTACTCATACTTCTCAAGGCATGAGGTAGATAAGAAAGGTAAAGGATTTTCTCCTGGTGAAGAAGGATACCCATCTAATGGAAAGATTATGTGGGACGCTTGGGGCGGAGATGCAGGGTATTCCTGGTCTAGAGCAATAGTAAATAGAATGAAGAAGGTGTGGGAAGGCTCCCCCTTCGATATAACTAAATAGACTCCGATATGCCAGCAATGCCGAGTTACGCGGTTGATTCCAGTATGAAGTTAGTCAAACGTGCAGACAACCTTGGGATGGTGTAGTTACCCGCTGGCATATCGGTCTATGGTCTGTGGCGCAATGGCAGCGCAATCGGCTGTTAACCGATGGGTTGTAGGTTCGAATCCTACCAGGCCAGCGTGGAAATGCATACAGGAGATGAGTGTCAAAAAT